GATCCACAACGACGAGCTCAGAGACAGAAACATCAGAGCCCGTGAGGGAGATTTCGTCGAGTATGGGCAGGTGGTCTACGAGATCGCCAGCGTAACCAGCATCGAGCCGGTCTTCGGTCAGATCAACAACAAGCTCACGACGCGCCTCGTCTGCCTCCCATCGCGGGAGGGGCAGTTCAAGGTCGAGAACTCCACGTTTGAGGGCGTGGACAACACTCATCCTATCGAGTCTTCCAAACCGCGAACCCTGGGAGACGACCTGTGAGGGAATATGAAGAAGGCAATCGTGCTGCTGGTCATCATCCTGGCCTCTTGTTCTGCATGGATGAGGCCCGAGGGATCGTTCGCGGAGAGCCTCTCTAAAAACGTCTTCAAGATCACATTGCTTGAGACGGCCGAAGTCCCCATGGCAAGTGGGATCAACTCTACACTGTCGGTCGAATCGTTTGGCACCGCCTGGATCCATCGTTCAGACGGAAACAGGACGCTGCTCATAACCGCCGGTCACATCTGCGAGACGTCCACGCATCTCGACTACGGACAGTTCGGTAAACTGAGGGTCGCCAGCAGGGCCTACACCCTTCTCGATGCCGACGGAACGAAGCATGAGGGAGTGAAGGTCATCTTTGACGATGATGAGGTCGATCTTTGCATGGTATCGGTGCCAGGATCCATCGGGAAGGGGCTTCGGCTCGCAGATAAGGATCCCCCATATGCTGCGGATGTCACTTTCATCGGCGCTCCGCACGGCATTTGGGGCGGAAACATCGCTCTGATCTTCGGAGGGAAGTTCTCTGGGCGCGGGAAGTTGGCTAAGGTCGAGTTTTCGGTTTTCACCCTCCTTGGGTCTGCCCAAGGCGCATCTGGATCCCCGATCTTCTACGAGGGAAGAGTGGTCGGGGTCTTGAGCCGGGTCGCTCGGCACCTCCCGGCTGTCACTTTTGCGGCGCCGTGGGATTCTCTCAGGGACTTCATAAGCAGAGCTGAGAGCAAACTCTGATGCCTCCCCAGATCCGCCCCCCGACCGCACGCAATATCGGTATCGAAGACATCGACCGTGCGGTCAAAAAATGGTTCAGCCACGTCGTCAACCCGTACGTCGTCACACCGAACGGAGATAGGAGAGCTGTCCCCGTCTTGTTCTCAGCGGGGGAACGATGGGTCGCGGCTTCCGATAGAGCAGGAATCAGGGACAAGGATGGGCGGGTGATCCTCCCAGTGATCCAGATCGGGCGGACAGGGATCAACACTTCTCAGAACCTGACCGCCCTGGGCTCGAACGTACCGAGGCTACAGGTCTCCAGGCTGATCTCAGAGAAGACCCCTGCGCTTGCAGAGCTAGATCGCTCGCGCCCCCTTTCATCTAGAAGACTCAGGCAGGCAGCTGTGTATGAGGTCTACACGATCCCGTTTCCCATCACGATGGCTCTTCCGTATAGCGTCACCGTCCAGGCGCAGTACCAATGGCAGATGAACCAGATCATCCAGAAGATCCTTTCAAAGCTGGAGTTCTATGATGTTCCATCGTTCGTCATTGACATCGACGGTCTGAACCGACCCGCAGGGGTCTCGACCGGCGAAGGAACCACCGAATTGACGTCCGATGAGATCGCTCCGTACGAGATCAGGTCCGCGCTCACCGACTATTACGTCGTCGGTTACCTCGAGGGAGACATCACGAACGAAGGAAACATGGACGAGTTCACAGATCAGGAGAGGATCATCCAGCTCCGCTACAATTTCCACGTTCCGACCGCCCTGATGGTCGATCCGGAGGGAGAGAAGCCTGCGGTCCAGAAAGAGACCACAGCGTTCAATATCTCTCTCGATGCTGAGGAGGTTCACGCTGTTGACTCGCCGGCGGACCTCGACAAGATATTTGGCCCCAAGTAAGAAAGAAATGGGTGGTTCTCGACCGCCCGTGGCAGCACTGTCTATTTAACGCCGGGGTTTCCCCCTGAGATCTTTCGAGAGGTGCAATTCTAGATGGCGCAGAGATTCATGTCCCCCGGGGTTCAGACCATTGAGGTCGATCAGTCTTTCATCGAGGAGGGCACCCCGCAGCCGGGAGCTGTTATGATTGGACGCACCCCGAAGGGCCCGGCGTTCTATCCAGTCACAGTCAGGAACTTCGATGAGTTCACCGCGGTTTTCGGTGGGCTTGATCCTGACATGCAGCTGCCGTACGCAGCACGCAACTATCTCCAGAACTCGACTTCTCTGACCGTCGTCAGAGTCCTCGGGCATTCGGATGGGACATCGACTACGAACGGATACACGGTCGGGTCGACTGTCGGAATCGTTGACACGTCCGGAGCGATCGGCGTGACAGGGTCTGTTCTCGCAGTTCTTCACTGCAACGTCCCGCTCGCTGCTGTCCATGTCTCGGGAGTCGCAGGGGACGCGAACAGGTTCACGATTCGGGTCGGCAACTCTTTCGCTGCGACAGCGAGCTTCCTAACCGGAGCCGACGATTACATCGGCAAGACGCTGAACAACGATCCGACTCTCTACTCCACGTACGGTCACTACCTCTACCAGACCTTCCCGTACAAGAAGCAGGCGGCGAGCGCGTCGTGGCACCCGGTGCTCTCTAAACCCGAGCTGAACGAATTCACTCGTTCTTTCACTCACGGTTCGACTCCGTGGATCAAGTCGCAGAATCTAGGCGGCATCGAGCACGATCTATTCCAGTTCCACACGCTCGGCCACGGCCGGTCCACCAACGATGACATCAAGGTGATGATCGATAACATCCGGCCGAGCTCCGCGCCGAGCATCCAGCCGTACGGATCTTTCGACGTCATCATCCGCCGGTTCAACGACACCGACGCGCGGCCGGTCGAGCTGGAGAGGTTCGCAAACCTTAACCTCGATCCGACCAGCCCCAACTACATCCTTCGAAAGATCGGCGACATCAACGAATACTTCGACACCGCCACGAGGAAGTTCGTCGTGGAGGGATCCTGGGCGAACCGAAGCAGATACATCAGAGTCTCTCTGAACCCTGCGGCCAACTTCCCTCCGCAAGCGCTTCCGTGGGGCTTCCGTGGTTTTGCGAAGCCGCTGTTCTCTGGCAGCAGCCTAGGTGACGGCGGGGCATTCGGATCGGCGATCGTGCCGTCCCTGCCGTACGTTCCGAATCAGCTCGATGCAAACGGCAACTACAACGCAAACATCGCGTGGGGAGTGTCTTTCGTTTCGGGCGGAGTCGCTGACAGGATGAGAGCGATGCCCGACGGGAACCTGACCATGATGGTCAGCGGAACCGACGAGGATTTCTCTCTCAGGAACCTGAGCGGTTCTTACGTCAACGGGGCTTTGCGGTACTCGTATGTCCCAGGGTACGGACAGTACGCTCCGATCTTCGCCTCGTCATCGATGCAGGCGTTCGTCGTCCCGTTCGCTGGAGGATTCGATGGGTTCGATCTTCGTGTCGAGGATCCTCTTTACCTCACGAACTCGGCGGGAGACTCGACGATGGGAGTCATCTCCCTCAAGCGTGCTATCGACTGCGTCGCGCAGCCAGATGTCGTCGAGGGAGACACCCTTGCGATCCCGGGAGTTCACAACATCACGGTGACAGATCATGCCCGGGCGTTGGTCAACGCCCGGAAGGACATGTTCTATGTCATGGACCTATCCGGCTCGACCAGGGCCGAGGTGATCGCCAACCTGTCCGCTCGTGAGATCGATGACAACTATTCCGCGGCTTATTACCCGGATCTTCTCATCAGCGATCCAAGCACGAACAGCATCTTGAGAATGCCTCCGTCGGTCGGAGTCATGGGCGCCCTTGCGTACAACGATCGCCACGCCGCCGCGTTCTTCGCCCCCGCGGGAATGAACCGCGGAGGTCTGGCTCGTTTCGGTGTGGTCGACATCGTCGACCGTCTGACTCACGATGATCGCGACGCGCTCTACGACGCTCGCATCAACCCGATCGTCAGGTTCCCGAGAGAGGGAATCGTGATCTTCGGCCAGAAGACCCTGCAGCTTCGTCCGTCGGCTCTCGATAGAGTCAACGTTAGGAGGCTGTTGATCCTGGCGAAACGCGCGATCGCGACCTACGCTCAGAACCTCGTCTTCGAGCCGAACAACCCGGGAACTTGGACCAGGTTCGTCAACAAGGTCAACCCGATCCTCGAGGGCTACCGTCGAGATCAGGGAATCAACCGATTTAAGGTTGTCATGGATTCGACGACCAACACGAGTGACGTCGTCGATAGGCTTGAGATGAGAGGAAAGATCTTCCTCGAGCCCGTCAGGGCGGCAGAGTACATCACGATCGATTTCATTGTCACCCCGACCGGCGTGACATTCGGAAGCTGAGGAAGAGATGGCTGATCTCAAGAATCTGTACGGCCTCCTTCGAGAGGAGATCACGCTCGACGACGAGGCACGGGATGCGATCATCCGGATCATCACGGGAGCAATCAACGGAGAAAAGCCCTCTGAGAGCGATCTCAAGAAAGCCTCGGTGCTGAACTCCAGGCCGAGGTCTCCTGCGAAGTCGAAAAGGAGCAGCTCGGATGCCGAG